TTTAAGTCATAGACTCCAAACTCTTGTGGGAAGTCTTCTACAATCGTTGCTGATGCTAAGATAGTTTTAGACTCTGAAATAGTTTTAAGTTTCAAGCCTGGTTTGAATACCAAGTTTGGATTAATTGTTGCAAAGTTTTTTAACACATTTAAGGTGTCATTTGATAGGTTCATATTTTCTCCGTTATAATATATTATACCATAGTTTACGCATTATGTAAACGATTATTTTTCATTCATTTTGTCATGACAGTTAAGTGCAATGATACTATAGTGGAGAATCTTTAAAAGATCTGCTCTATTGTGTCCTTCTTTCTTGCCATATCTTTGAGCGTACTTAAGTACATTGCCCAAAGCGAATCCCATACCATGACCACAATCAATGATAAATTCAGTTGATTGAAACTGATTCTTTGAATAGTGACCGCCATAAGTTTTGTCTATATAACTCTGAAGCTCTTCAATAAGAGCTCCCTCGTTAAACTTATAATCTATTGTTTTAGTTTTCTTATTAAACATTTGTATTGTCCTCAGGAGCTATAATTTGTTCAGCATCTACTTTACTGTATAAGTCAAGGAATGCTTCTTTTGTATCTTCGTCAAACCTTGAAATACATAAGTCAATTGCTTTGTCTCTTTTATTAAAGATCGAAAACGTTTGAACAATGTGGCAAAGTCTTCTTGTTGAAATGACTTCATCGACACCATCATCGTAAAATGTTTTTCTGATAATGTCAGCCCAAACAACTAGCTTTTCAGCAAAGTCAGTATCTAAGCAATCAAACTTTTCCATGTGTTTAATAACAATCTTTTTCTCAATGTTAAGAGAAGGGAACTGTTGATCGACTGAAATAGTAAACCTTTCAAGGAATGCATCATCAATGATTGAAGCTGCTGTAAATCTGCCATCTTCAGAACCTTTGCCTTTTGTATTAGCAGTTGCGATTACATTGAATCCTTCTGCAGGCGATATTGTTTCGCCAGTCTTTTTGACAAGTACTGGTTTACCTTCGAGGATTCCTTGTAAGCACATGATTTTGTTTGTTGCTCTATCGATCTCGTCTAAGAGAATTATTGCTCCATTCTCCATTGCTTTAAGAACAGGACCTTTAGAGAAAACTGTTTCTCCATTGATAAGTCTGAACCCACCAAGTAAATCATCCTCGTCTGTTTCAGGATTGATTTGAACTCTGATAAATTCTTTGCCTACTTTAGCGCAAGCTTGTTCTACCATGAATGTTTTACCATTACCTGAAAGACCTGAAATATATGTTGGGTAAAACATATTTGACTTTACGATTTTTACGATGTCAGTGAATGCTCCCCAAGCAATAAATGTAGGATCTGTTTTTGCGAAAGTCTTTTCTTCGTTAACAATTGACTGCATTTGAGCTGCAGTTGCTGGGATTGGTTGAACTATAGAATTAGAAACAATTTCTCTAATTGGCGATATGAAACCTTCTAGGTCATATGTACCAATTTTTACTCTGTTAGTTTTGCCCATCAATGGGTCCCAGTCTTTGCCGGTGTATCCAAAGCTTTCGCCAATTTCGACGATAGCATTTTTTCTGAAATGAGTTTGGTCAGGATATCTGACAGCAAGCTCTTCCAAAATGATTTGTGTTGATTTTTTCAAGTTTTTCATAATATAGTTTCCTTATCAATTTATTATACTGTATATTATACCATACTTTCACGGTGTTGTAAACAGTTTTTGTGAAATTAGTGAAAATAATTGTGAGAAAGTGTTGTTCTTACTCAGCAACTATCTTACCAAAATTAGTTAATAGTGTTTTGTTAAGCTTTTTAGACTTACTAAACTTCTTAAATGCTGTTGTTAACTGACCTTTTGATGCTTCTTCAGCTGGATTAAAGTCAGCAGTTTCAACTGAAAGATTTTTACTCTTAAGAATATAAAGTTCTTTATAGCCTAAGCCTTTAAGAGTTACGCATCTTTTCTTGTTAAATTCTCTATTGTACTCTTTTTGTAGTTCATCATCTAACCAGTACTCACCATGTGTTTCAGCGATTTTACTTTTAAATTGTGAACCATCATTAGCAATAAAGAATCCAATATTAGTTGTATTGAACCTTTTAGCAAGGTTGTTAAGTAAAGACTGAGTGCCTTCTTTTCTATTACCTTTAAGCTTTACAGATTTACCCATAATGTTAATATTCATTTCAGTATGTCTTGAATAGCTTGGGTGAGTCTTAACTCTGTCTACACCAATTTCTTTTTTACAAATCGAAGTACCATTAGTATCTCCATCTGAAATAACAACGAAATTCATGTTTTCGACATTATGAGTCTTTTTAAAGTTGTCAACAATTCTATGTGAAGCAATAAGAGCTTCGTTAAGAGGTGTTGAACCATACTCTTCGTTTGGAGACATAATAGATCTTTCTCCATAACCATCTACACTTAGACTACTTCTTAAAAAGATATGTTCCATTGCTTTTTCGAAGTCAGCTTTTTTAAGCTTAGACGTTACAAGCTGTGGCATTGAAAGTTTTTGGTGATATACCTCAGAGTCAAGTTGTTTTGAAGTGTCGATAGTATCGCCATCCCATGAATATCCACCACCAAGTAATGTATTACAGCTTGTGAATCCATATACTTCGAATGGAATATTAACTGCTTTACAGAATGTTACTAGGTGAAAGAGCTGATCTAAAACATGGTTCATGACATCGCACATAGAACCTGAAAAGTCTATAATCATAACCATACCATGATTTTTAGAATCAGCTAACTGAGTTACTCTTGAGAATATGTCTTCATTAGTTTTATATGACCATACTTTGTTTACGTCTATAGAACCAGTCTTAGCTGTTTGAGATCTTGAGTATCTAAAAGCAGCTTTTCTCATTTCGAATTCTTTTACTGCGTAGTTAACATCTTTCTTTACTGCTTTACTATACGCTTTGTAACCAAGAGCTTGTTTGTTTACTAAATCAGCAAGCCATTCTGAATGTTCTTGGTTTTTATCAGAATTCTCTTTTCTTTGTTGAGCAAGATCTTTATAAGGTATAACAATCTTATTAAAAACGTCTTTATTGAATTCATTACCAATAAGAGTTTGTGTATTGTCTTCTCTTATATCGAGTAAGTTTTTCTCTCTTTGCCTAAAGTTTAAGTCTGAAATCGCAACGTCATCATCCACTGGATTCTGAGCATTTTGCTTTTCTTGTGGTGCATCATCTTCAACTTCTGTTTCATCTGATTCGTTTGACAAAGTTTCTTTAGGTTGATCGCCTTCAGCATCGTCATGACCTTGTGGAGTCATTTCGTCTTTATCATTTTCGTCATCACCTACTTCAGGCTCGTCTTCTTGTGGCTCTGGCTTTTCAATAAGCTCTTCTTCGTTTTCTTTTGTATACGCAAGAACATCTCTTACTAGGTCAAGAACTTCTTCGAATGTTTCAGTTGTCATTGCCCTGTTGTAGTATTCAATCTCTACGTCGTCTAAAGGAACGTCAAGATGAGCTCCAACTTTAGCCTTAAGATTAATTTTATCGATAAGCTTTACTCTGTCCCAGTTCATTGTAGCGAACTCTTCTCCAAAGAAGCCATCATCAAAAAGCTTTTTATAGCCTCTTGCCATAGGACCAACTAGACCAATATAAGAATCTTTGATATGTCTCTCGATTCTTGCATCTTCGATTACATTGATATATGTACGTGGACAGCCTTGTAGCTTTTCAGGGCTATCATGCCAACCTTCGTATGGTGTGAATAACGCATGACCAACTTCGTGGCCAATAAGTAAATCACTTACATCACTACCCATATCTTTCCACATTGGAAGACCGAGTATTCTATCTTTAATGTCAAACCATGCTGTTGAATAGTTACCATATTGTACAGTAACATTTTCTTTAGCAAGAAGTTTTGCGAGAGTGCTTTTATGTTTAATCATAGTTGTTCCTTATCTTATATGTATATTATACACTATTTCAGCGCAAATGTAAACGGTTTTTGTGAAATTAATGAAAATAATTGTGAGAAAGTGTTGTTCTCACATAATGGAAAGTGGAGCTGGAAGGATTCGAACCTTCGACTTACCTAACAAGAGGTTGTTCAAGCCACATGAACTTCAGCTCCAAAAAGTGGTGGAGCGTGTGGTTCTGCCCCACAGTATCTCCTATTGCAAGTAGGAGATTGACCCTAGTCGCGCCCCTTACTTAATCTTTGAGAAATTTCTTTCTTTAAAGAATTCGATCTTACTTCGAAACTTATTCTCTAAGACATCGCCTTTATGCGATATGATAAACACGTTGCTTCCATCGTCAAGAGTATCGAGAATCTTAGTTAAGTTATCAACACCATCGATGTCTAAACTTGAATCAAACGTTTCGTCTAATATGAGTAGATTCGAAGCTGCGCTATTTTTCATCTTAGCAATTTGTCTCCAAGTAAAGAGTAAAGCTAAATCGATTCTTTGTTTCTCTCCTTCAGAGAAAGAAGCATAGTTAAACGAATCACGATGTCTTGACCTGATTGTCTCATTAAAGTTTTCATCTAAATGAAACGATACAAAGAAGTCAAGTATCTGTAAATATTGATTAATCAATCTATTCATTACAGGTAGATATTGTTTAATGACTTTAGTTTTGATACCAGTGTCTTTAAGCATTTCTCCTATGACTTCGTTATAGGTTCTTTCTTCTACATACTCGAGTTTCTTTTCAGTCGATGTATCTTTATTCTTTCTTAAATCTCTAAGTTCGATTTTTGCTTTTGATACGTCTCCAGTTTGGCCTTGTAGACCATCAATCTCTTTTTGTACTTTATTAACTTCTTTCTGTAATAACGCAATTGCATCGTTGTTACTATTAATCTTTGATTGTTTTTGACGAAGCTTATTAAGACTATTAGATACTTCTTGCTGTTCAGATTTCATTTCAGCAATATTCTTAGATAAATCATCTTTAGCTATTTGAATTTCTTTTGCTTTAAGTTTTACTGACTCTATCTTTTCGACCTTTTTAGTCTCTTCTATTTCTTGATCGCATGTAGGACATTGGTCATTCTCTTCATAGAATCTACTCTCATCTACAAGCGATTTAATTTTAGCGTTAAATTGCATATCATAAGAATCAAGTTGAGACATTTTCTTTACGATATCTCCACTATGTTTCTCTTCAGTTGATATTGAAGCTGATAGATTCTTACCAAGTGTTTTGCTTTCATCAAATAGTTTATTGATTTCTTCTTTATGGACATCAATACTCGATCTCTTCTTATCGATCTGATCATCATTAAGTTCTTGTAAGTCTTTAATATACTTACTTTGAGAATCCATCTTTGTTTTAAAGATATCGATTTGATGATTAATATCAGTAAGCTCATCTTTAATCTTAGAGTTTCTTTCTTTTAACAATGTATTCATCTTAGAGAATATATTGATATCTAATAAGTCTTCGATAATGTTTCTTCTTGACCAAACAGGTAATTGCATGAATGGTATAAACGAAGATGAACCAAGTACTACTACCTGGTGAAATGATTTATGATTAAGCTTAAGTATATTCTGTTCAAGGAACTTCTGATAATCTCTTGCATTGGAAGCCTGGTTAATTAGGTTACCATTTTGATAGATTTCAAACTTACCTGGTTTGATACCTCTTATAATCTTAAACTCATGACTTCCTATCGTCATTTCAACAGTCACTAATGTACCTTTTTTATTGATACTATTAATCATCTGATCTTTCTTAATATCTCTATGTGGTTTACCAAAGAGTGCAAATGAAAGAGCATCGAGTAAAGTTGATTTACCTGCTCCATTCTGACCAACGATTAACGTTGATGGTGTTTTATCTAATAATATTTTTATTGGATCGCTTCCGGTGGATAGAAAATTCTTCCACTCACATGATTTAAAATGTATCATACTACCTCTAGATTCTGTGCTTCAGTATATAGTTTTCTCAATTCGACTTTAAGATGTTCTTTATCTAAGTCGGTATCGACTGCATCAACATAAGTATCTAAAAGGTTGTTTGTATCTTCAAGGGATATTTTCTCGTCTTCTACGCTTTCTCCCAGATACTCTTCGAAGCTTTCAGCTATCTTAAGTTCATATGTCTCAATGTTTTGTAATCTATCAACAAACTTATCAAACATATACAAGTCATTTTTATTTATAACAATCAGCTTGATGAACTTTTTCTCATACTCTGATATGTCTACTTTGTCATAATCTGTTTTTGTATCGTCATAGATTACTTTCTTAAACATAGTAATAGGATTACGCACTGGTGTAATCTCTCTTGTTTCAGTATCAAGTACATGAAAGAACTTAGGGTCATCAACATCAGCCCAAGTAAACTCCATTTGAGAACCAAGATACGTTACGTTACCTTGAGAACTTCTTGTATGGAAATGACCTGATAATACCATTTCAAATCTTGAAAATACATCAGCACTCATACCATGTGGATTAGGCATTCCTGCCATCATATCAAATCCTTTTAACTCTAAATGAGCTCCAAGGATAGGAGCATTACAGCTAAGAGCCCACTTTGTATACTCTTCGTAGTTACTATTATTAATCCAAGGTATTACTGCAACGCCAAGACCATCATAATCAAGCACTGTTGGCTTCATGATAATATTGACATTAGACGTAAAGTAACCTAGGAGTTCTTTTAAACTACAAAGTTCATTTGTGTTTTTGAAATACACGTCATGATTACCAGGGATAATATCCATAGTCATACCAAGATCGCGTAATGGTTCTAGAAAATGTTTACGATTAGCTTGAAGAGCTTTAAAGTTAACAAACTTACGATGCTCATAATAATCTCCTAAATGTAATACATTCTTTATACCATGCTCTTCACAATATGGAAAGAATATTTCTGAATAGAATCTATCTTGATATTGTAAAAATATGTCACTTGAGTTTCTTACTCCACAGTGTGTATCATTAAGTATTGCTACCTTCATCCTCTCGCAAGTCTCATCATTCTTTTCTGAGCCTTTTGGATTCTTCTTCCAGCTATCTTAATTTTATTCAATTGAATAACTACTTTCGATCTTACAACTTTTCTTTTGTCCTCACGTAGTGTTCTTTTCTTCATAAGACGTATATGTCTTTGGTTTTGTTTTGTACTTACTTTTTTCATTACATAAACAGCTCAAGTTTTTCTTTCTCTCGCTTCTTCTCCTCTTTTGCAAATTTCTTAATGGCTTCATCCTTTGTACGTATAGTACCAATCCTTTGTCTTAACGTATCAACATAAGCCATAGTTTGTTCAGCTCCTTCGCTATCCATACCCATTTGAACAAAATCTTCTATACCCATCTTCTCAATGAATTTGAATTTGATATCTTGTTGTTTCTTTTCTTTGGTAATTCTACGAATAAATGCAAAGTAGCATATTTGAGTAAAATAACTAAATGCATTCGGCTTTCCAGTCCTTGTAGCAGTTTCAATGTTATAGTTACCAATTGCTCTTAAGCAATTTTCAACGGCATCCATAACCATTTCTTCTCTATAAGTGTACCGAACAAAGTTCGGTCTGTGAGACAGTCCTTCAGATATTCTAATAAAACATGTTGCAATGTAATCAGTTACTGTTGGTACAGGTTTGTCTGCAGATCTGCATGCTCGAGCTTCGATAGCATAGTCCATGACTGCCTGCGAAAACTCTTTGTTATTTACGTAGTGTGGTTTGTCTTTAGGTTTAACCATATTATTTTTTCTCCATAATGTATTATTATACCATACTTTTGGCTAAATGTAAACGATTAATTGAATATAAAATTAATTTAATTATTTTCACTAAAACCGTTTACAAATGCTTGTTTTTATGGTATAATATATTATCACCCGGAGGGATGGAGGTATAGCAACTATTAATGTATAGTTCTCTTCTTGTCATCTACTTCGGGCAGTCCTTCATCAGCATATTGGTTAGCAAGTCGATCTTCGTACTCTTCTAAGAGTTCTTGATCAGATCTTGTATCAGGTATACTGATTGGTTTATCCATACTCAAAGCAAAATTAACATACGTATCTTTTATAGACTCTGCTATTGGTACGTGCTGTATGATTGCGCTTTTAAGTACTTTAAATTGTTTACTCTCTGAAAAAGGAAACCAGGCGCTAAATTGTATACCACCTAACATTCCCGGATTAAGTCTTACTGGTCTTTCAATGATATAGTTATCATCATTCTTTACAGCAAGTAAGCCTATTATTTCCTCACCATTCATGAGTTTAAAGTGTCTTATATTTAATCCTTCCATATTATTATTTATATGTCTATATCGAACATCTTGTAGTTAAAACGTTCTTTTGAATATATCTTTATTCTTTCTGCAGCATGTTGTAATGTATAATTCTTTTTAGACTTATAGTGTAAATCATCTGCAATATCATATATCTTTGTTACACTGCCATCTTCACTCTTCCTTAAACCTCGGCCTATCGACTGAAGTACTCTAATTTGGCTTTTACTTGGGCTAGCAAATATGATGTTGTGTAAATTACGAATATTAATACCAGTAGAAAAAGTGCCAATACTTGCAACGATAATTGCGTTCTTTTCTTTCTCGGTAATCTCACGTATTGATTCTCTTGTATCGACATCGGTTTCTCCTGACACATAAAAGAGTTTTCTATCTTTTTCTATTTTTGTTTGTAATAATGAATGCAATGGTTTACCATGCTTATCAACATAATTAAAGAGTATAAGAGTATTACCAGTTTGGTCTAATGCTAAGTTAGAGATAAAGTTATTTCTCGGTTCATACTTTACGATAAAATCAAGTTCTTCTTGATATTTACTCTTCACAACTGCTTTACAAAGCTCTTCTTTATATTTCAATATGAGTATATTAATCTCTAATTGAGCTAAATCGTTATTATCCATTAACTCTTTTGTAGTCGTAACTTTATATACAGGACCAAACAATCCTTCTAATACGAGCTGATGAGTTTGACTACCATCTAATGTTCCAGTAGTACCAATACGATATTTAGCTTCAGTACATTTTTCTAATATACTTGTCAGTGACTTTGCTTTAAAGTTATGTGCTTCATCTCCTATCACCATCCCAAACCCGGAAAACCAACTGCCAGGTAATTTATAAATTGACTGCCATGTTGATATAATAACTCTTTGTTTTACTCCAAACTTTTCTCTACCTGAATATATCTTATGGCATGATTCTTCATGAGACCAAGTATCCTTACTTGAATAGTCTGCGAAGTCAGAGTACATTTGCTCTACCAATGATGTTGTAGGTACTATCAGCAAAATGCTACCATCAAAACAATCAAGGTAATATCTTATTGCTAAATATATGATTAAACTCTTCCCAGAAGCAGTAGGTGATAGTAATAAGGATTTCTCTTTTGAAAGCGTGTGCGAGAGTCCCTCCAACTGATATTGTCTAGGTATTATATCCCCTCCATTCACAGAAAGGGACATTTGGGATAATAGCCCTTCGATGTTAGGCTCTAGGGATGATTCGAGTGCACCGTATTGAGGTGAATCTATCACTTCTAGCTTATAATCCCTCACGTCACAAAACTCTTGCAAGTATTTATGTAATCCTGTGTATAATGTTTTCTTTCTACTATCAAAAAGTCTTATTTTACCATCCCACATTCTATTACGATATGCAGGCATAAATTTATAACCAGGTACAAAGAATTGGAAATGCTCTGATAGTTCCATCTCAATTGATGGGTCTGTTTTTATATGTAAGAAGACTTCGTTCTTCTTTTGAATAGTAATCTTATCCATTAGATTCCGCTAGTAAATTTTCTCCATTCAATCATGTTCTTTATGTTTTGATGTCTCCACTTTATGTTCTCTAATATCTCTTTAAGAGTTGAGCAGAGTTCTTCAAGGTATTGGATTTTTGCTTGCCATTCTTGAATCAATGGGTCAGCGTCATAGTATCTATCCATATCACCTTTAAGTACAGTAAGACCGTTAAGTGGATCGTAATCCCATCCTTTATCGTCAATGTCTTCTTTAGACATCTTACCGTTGTAATGTAACCATTTATCCTTAAGCACTACTTTAAAATCTAACTCAGCTTTTTTAAGCTTCATTCTGTTTATTGAAAGTAGTTCTAGGTATTTGCCATGTAGTTTGGCTGAATCTCTTGAGGTTTCATCTAAGTTGACTTCGTCGATAACCGAATCGGTTTTCCACATCTCTAATATTGTTTGCAAATTGTTCATACTATTATATTTATTATGTATCTATTATATTATATTTTAATGAATTTGTAAATATCTTATACAAATTCGAAATTGGTATAAGCAAAGCTTACATCCATTTGAACGTATTCAACGCTCTCTACTTGAGAATCAAACTCTATAGGACTTACACTCTGTGGAAATACACCACTAAATTTTATTTCTTTTACCACATTGTTATGCGATGAAAGAACAAGCAGTGTAGCATCAACTTTAAACTCTTCGCTTTTTTCAGCTTGTGCTAAGTTATGCATCCAATTGAATGTCTCTATATAGTTTTCTAAATTCTCTGTTACATTTATACGTAACGCTAGGTCATCAAATGTAAGTCTATCACCTGTAAATCTTAAATTGACTCCACGATAACCTTGTTCAACAGGTGTTATATTAATACCTGGCAAAGTTGCAGCAACGCAGAAATACTCCATATTTGCATATTGAGTACTATTAATTTTAAACTGAAATCCTACCGGACTTAAGAAATTTTTGTTTGTAGTTAAAGTTGCCATATATCTATTTATAAAGTTAGTGGGGTCAGTTAGACCCCGTTATGTTTACTTTTCAGTTACGAACTCGTTAAGTTGTCTTGCAGTTCTGATAACTTCTTCACCAGTGATTTCTCTTAGTGGTAAAGGTTTTTTATCATTTGGAAAACTATCGTTATGAGCGTAAATAGCATCTACCTCTCTTTGATAATTATCTGTTAGCAAGCCTTGTGCTTGACATAGTAAGTCGGCTCTGATTTCGAACCCTGATTTTGTATTTGACATAATATCCTCCATGTGTGTGTGTATGTCCGTAAGATTTGTTCTTACGCTATTATTTATACACATAAAAAAAGGGACTCCGAAAAGTCCCTTTAAAGAATTAGATTTAACTAATTACGGTTTACACCATAATGTCGTCAACTCTGAAGATTCTGAAGTACTGATTAGCTCTGTCTGTGCCAGTGCCGTCAGCAGCTACGAATGGATTTGCAACCATACCGTATCTTGTTTTGAATCCCATTCTTGGTTGGAAGTCATTCTCACCAACTGCTTTAACCATTGTTAATGGTACGTAAGGACAGTAGAACATACCAGCGTCATACGGGTTTGTTCCTCTATAACCTACACATACAAAGTCAACAGTAGCGTATGGATCGATATAAACTTTAACTCTTCCGTTAAGAACACCAGCAAAAGTATT